GCCGATGAGTTCGCCAACTGGCTGCGCCCGCAGCTATGGACAAATCGGCGGCGCATATCGGAATTGGTGGCCTGGAATCCCGACGCGGCCCTGTTCAAGGCGGCCCGCGCCGCCCGGCTGGGCTTCCCCCTCTGTAACGAGACGATTATCGAGTGGGAGGGGCATAGGGTGATATATCAGGCTTATGCTCAGGGTTTCGCCTTCTGCCTGTGGCAGAGGTGGCATCAGGTGTGGGTGGCGGACTGGTTTGGGCCTGGGCTGAGGCAGTCCGGGGCGTACTACTGGCTTTCCCTATTTGACAAACTGGCGAGAAGGTGATATACTTGACTTGACAAAAAGCGAAAGTGATGCTATATTATGGACAAGTTGCCTCAAGTTATGGAGTGGACATTCAGAATATTTGCCATTCTCGTTATTCTGATAACGCTGCTTGCGTTGCTCCTCGGCCCGGAGGCTACCCATGACCTGCTCATGGAATACTGGCATTGGGGAGCGTTTGGAATTCCTTGAATGGCTTGAACAGGAGGTACGATGGTAGACTTTGTGCTGGAGTACTGGCTCGTATTCGCGGCCGGGTTGGCCTTGTTCATATATGCCTGGAGAACCCGGACGCTGAACCAAATCATCCACAATGCGTTCCAGTGGATGGAGCGCTGGATTCGCGATGAGATAGCCGACATCAGCAGGGAGGATGTGGATAACGTCGTGGGCTATTTCTATGACATCGCCATGTCCCATGTTCCCTCGCTATTGAGGCTGATACTCGAATTCCTGCTACCCAAGAAACACGTGCAAGACTTGGCCTGGGAATTGTGGAACTCCATCTTTGCGGTGCAACAGGCCACCATCCTGAGCTGGGAAGTGAAGTAGCCTTAAAAGGCTCGGACAAACGAATACTCTCAACTTTTAGAGCGTCCTGAGCGCCTCTTGTGAGGCGCTCTTTTTGTGGAGGGTGATGATGTATACGGTCAATTCGCCGGAGCTACCGGAAAAAGTCAAGGCTTTGCCAAAACGCGCCCGTGAGATTTGGGTGCGGACTTTCAATAACGTGTATCGGCGGAACGGGAACAAGGATGATGGCCCGGCGGGGAACGCCTATGCCATCGCCTGGCACGCCGTGAATAACTACCTCAAGCGGCAGAAGAATCAGGAGGAAGACCTCCAGGGCCAGGCGTCGTTCCTGGGGACATCCATCCCGCTGGAGCTGGAGTTTGAGCTGAGCTTCGAGCTGGAGGAGGGCCGGGACTACGACCCCGACATGCCGGCGTGGATTCCGGTACACATGCTGGGGGAGTACAAGCACCCCTGGTATGGAAAGTTCACCTTCACCGAGGAAAAGGCCATGAACGCCATCGCCAACTTCTACTCCTGCCGCAACCGCCCCCGCGCCCCATTGGAGGCGCAGGTGCCGGTGGATACCCGCCATCGCGGGGATGAGGCGTGCGGCTGGCTGGAGATGATGAGGTTGGAGGGGGATTATCTCGTCGCCAAGGTGAACTGGACTAGCCTGGGGAAGAAACTCATCAAGGAGCGATACTATCGCTTCATCAGTCCGGCCTATGTGGAGAGGGATGATGATGTCATCATCAAGGAGGTGGCCCTCACCAACAGGGATTTCCTGAGAATGCCGCCCGTCGAGGAGTTTCGCAATCTCAGCTTTTGGACGACCTTCCGCCCGCCGTATGACAGCGATGGCACCGATACGCACTTCACATCGCCGGGCAACAGTGTTTGGCAAATCTCGGTAACTCCCCTCACCACCAGCACCGTCGTGAAGCTGGAGGGGGATGACAATAAAGACGACAAGGAGCGAGCTATGATTCAACTAACTGAGGAGACTTTTGGGGAGCTTTCTCCAAATCAGAAGATAAACCTATATTATGCTTTGGCCTTCGAGGATGATTTGCCTGAGTCCCTGGTGGAGCTTGCCAAGTGGACGAGGGCGTTCATCAACACTCTGCCGGACGCTGCGTTTGCAGTCATCGAGCCTGCCTATAAGCAGGGCAAGACTGAGAACAAAAACGCCCGACATCTTCCGCATCACAACAAGAACGTCAAAGACCCGAACGAGGATAAGTCTGTGGACATCACCCACTATCGAAACGCCAGGGCCAGGGCCAACCAAATCAAGCCGGTCACCGACTCCATCTCGACGGAGGAGCTAAGGCGGCGGGCCTGGGCCCACCTGCGGAAGCATGAGGACGTGCTCAAGCGACCGGAACAGGCCAAGCAAAAAATGAAACAGGAGGCGGAACCAATGGATTCCAAGCTACAAGAATATCAGGAGAAGTATAGCGCCCTTGAGGGGCAATACAAGGAGCTGCTTCGCAAGCACCATGAGCTTCTCGTGGGGCGACACCTTGAGGCTGCCACCGAGCGTGGTGTGCCGCCCGTCATCGTGAATGCCCTGAAGCCCATCCTCCTGGCGCTCAATCCGGAGGCGGAGAGGACAATCGAGCTGGAGGAGGGCAAGGAGAAGGTCAATATCTTCGAGGCGCTTGTAAAGCTCCTTGAGGATTGTCCTGGTAAGTTGGGAGCCATCACCGAGCCTCCGAAGGAGTCCCCCAGGGCGGAGAGCAAGGAGGATAATCGCCTGGAGGAGCTGAAGGAGGGCGAGGAGCTGGCTAAGAAACTTGCCAAGGAACATGGACTCTTCCCCGTGGATTAAGAGTCCTAGAAACCTAAACGGAGGTTAGAAAATGGCTTATTACACAGCAATCTCCACATACGATGTGGTAAACGACATATTCCTGACCGACCCGGAACATGCCGTCTTCGCCACCTACACCATTGACAAGGACTACGTCTCCACGACAGACCGCAATGGGCGGAAGTGGCTGAAGGAGGGCTGGGTCATGGCCCTAGACCCCAGCACCGAGAAAATCGTGCCTCACTACACCAGTTATGGGTTCGGCGTGATTGGGGTTCTGCCTGGGCCGGTCAGCCTGGAGAACGAGGAGGGGACGCACGACGAGATTGTGGGCATCGTAGTGGACAATGCCTGGCTCGACAGCGACCTCATCTTCGACAACGGCACGTTCGGTACGGTCACTTCAACCACCATAAGCGCGTTGGACAAGAGAATCGTTTTCGCCAAGCGCATCTAATCTAATAGCATAGGGAGGTTACAATGGCATTACCTACCTGGATGAGGGAACCAGCCCTCACGGGCCTGGTACGTATTGCACCCATCAACAGAAATTATCTCTTCCCGCGCCTGTTTCCCTTCGAGGATACCTCGACGGATGAATTTCTGACCTGGGTCGAGCTGGACGAGAACCCACTGGCGCCTTTCGTCTCAGTGGATGGCGAGACGCCGAAGATGAGCGGGGACATCTACTCACGGCTCTCTGCGAGCGTGGCTTATATCCGCTATAAGCGGGTCTTTAAGTCAAGCGACCTGAGAATCTTCGACGAGATTGCCCGCTCCCAAAACAGCGAAATCGCCAGGATGCAGTTCGAGCGCAGGCAGCAAATTCTGAAAGCCGTCAACAAGCTAAATCAGGCCGTGGATGCACGTTTGGAGTGGCTTGCCATCAATGCCCTTCGGGGTTCAATCACAGTGGACGATGGCGGGGTCAAGATAAGCGTCAAATATCCTGGCCCGTTCATCGGCACCAACCAGAGAGTTGCCAGCACCTATTGGGACCAATCCACCGCCAAGCCCATCACCGACCTTCTGAAGTGGATTGAGGAGGTGGGAGACCACTGCGGCGAGGACCCGAAAGTGATGGTCTGCTCCCGAAGGGTGCTGCGGGAGATTGCCGACCTGACCGAGGTGCAAAACCTCTGGGTCACCGGGCAATTTGGCGCTGCTCAGACCAGCCTGCCGCCTCAGTTCGTCATCCAATCCATTAAGATGACGGGTCTGACTGAGGTCATCGTCTACGACGCCAAATACACCACGCGGACATACAACACCAGCACGGGCAAAGTCACTCGCAAGACCTATCGCTTCCTGCCCAACAACTTAGTCCTGCTGTTGCCGCAGGGGGCGGTTGGCTCAATGAAGACTGCTCCAGGGCCGGATGGGCTGCGCACGGGCAAGTTCACCTGGAATAAGGAGACCATTGACCCGTGGACGGTTGAGACGGGCGTGGGTATCTACGCTTTCCCAGCCATCGAAGACCTGAACCGCTGGGCAGTGTGCAAAGTCTTCGCCAGCGCCACCTAATAGATAGCAGCTAGGGAGGGGGCGGCGCTACGCCGCCCCCTTCAGGGAAAGGGACAGCGATATATATGGCGACGTATATCTCCGTGGCCGATATTGAGGCCATGCTGGGTGATATAATCTTCAGCTCCGCCACCAGCCCGACGGATGCTGAGGTCGAGCAATTCATCCAGTGGGTCGAGGCTGAGATAGAGGCTCGGCTCAGGCGTTTGGGTATCAAGACGCCGGTGGATGATACGGCCTCGAAGAAACTGGTGCAGGGGGCGGTGCTTTGGGGCGCCAGCGCCTTGGCGCTGGAGGCCCTCACCTCTCAGGCTCCCACCGAGTCCGATAACGCTAGGCTCAGGAGATGGTGGGATATGTTTGAGAGGAGCGTGGGGCTTCTTCTGGCGCACGGAGGGGAGCACCTGTACGACGCCGACAGGGAAACGTCGCCGCGCATCAACATGCTGCCCACGCTCTTCGGCGACAGCCGCTACGAGTCTATGGAGCAGCGGCTCTCGCCCAGGCGATTGGCCGCCAAGTGGCAATACGAGGATGATACCGACTTCAAGGAGATAATTGCCTCCTGGAAGGCCGCGGCCCAAAGGGTCTAGCGAATGGCGACTCCTGAGACCATCAAGAAAAAGCTGAAGACGCTGTTTCAAACTCACTTCAAGGACTACCTCGATACCGTCGAGAACAAAGCGGTCTACGCCAGCGATAAGTTCAAGCTATATGATATAGAGGAGTATCACCTCCTCTCGACGGGACAGTATCAGCACGTCCAGGCACGTCGCTTTCCGGCCCTCTTCATCCTCGATGGGGCGATGGAGAGGATGTCCTTCGCCCAGGGCCGGAGGGAGCGATGGCTTCTGGAGCTGGTATTAGTGCTTGAACTGAGACACAGCGAGCCGGAGACATTATCGAAGATGATGTCTCGATACCGAGAGGCCATCTGGGAGTTTCTCAGGGCTTACGAGACCCTGGAGGGCGAGGCCGCTGGCCCGATAGCGGAGTTCGCCTGGGGGAGGAGCCGGGGAGTGATACTGCGGCAGAGCATGTTTCAGATAGCCGTACCAGCGGTTTTTACCATACCGATACAATCTGAGTAAATGGAAGAGTGGCGAATAGAATCCGTTGACCTGGACAGGGCCATCGCCGCGATAGGCAAGAGCGTGAGGTGGGTCGAGTCCAAAATGCAGGCTGTCATGGAGGAGCTGATGGATGAGTTCGTCGAGAAGGCAGCCGAGGAGTCGCCTCGTGGCGACAAGTGGAGGGAACACGACCCTCGACGCACCGGCCCGCAGTTCTACACGCTCTGGGAGGCGGAAGTGACCAGGCAGCGGGGACGGGTCATCGGGGAGCTGATAAACACCCACCCGGCCGCCAAGGCCATCGTCTTCGGACGCGAAGACCCCTGGCTGATACAGGCCAAGACCCCCAAGGGGATGAGCTTCCCCTGGGAGGCCATAGACTGGGATTGGGTGTATGGAGCGCGTCAGGTGGTACATCCCTCGATGCCCGGTGCGGAGACTCATCTCAAAGCCCTTGAGCTTATGAGCGATGAGATTGATGCGAAGTTTCGTGGCCTGGCTACGGAAATGACAATCATCATCGCTCAAGGATAGTACTCAGTGGAGGAATAATATGCCTACAAGAGAAACCGTTTACAAGTACAATCCCGAAGCTATAAAAATCGGGCCTGCCCGAATCTTTATAGCCGATTTCGATACCACAGAGCCGCCCACGCAAATCAGCGACGTGGTGAACCTCGCCACATATAACGCTGCCACCGGATGGACGAGCCTGGGCGATACCATCGAGGCCGTCACCATGACGCATGGCTGGGATGCCATCCCGGTTCGGACGCAGCAACACGGTCGGGTGGCGGACTATGTGGGCGATTACAATATCAGAGTAGCCACCACGCTCGCTGAGCGCACCAAGGATGTGAAAGAGGCAGTGGCGGGAGTGGATTTGACCACCAAGACCAATGCCGCTGCCGAGACCGTCACGTACTACACCGTCACCAAGCAGATGGGCGACCGACGGCTGGCGGTGCTTCACCTGGACGAGACGGCGCCGACGCCGTTCAAGCTGATAATGACGGTCTTCCCGAAGGTGCGACGCTCTGGGTCGGATAGCGCCATCGCCTGGGACAGGGACAACCCACAGGGATTCCCTGTGGAGTGGAACGTCTACCCGGATGAGGCAATCCAGGACCCGGAGACGGGCGAGTATGTGTATGCGTATGACATCGAACAATAATAACATGAGGTGGACTGTATTGCTATGAGTTACCTGCCGCTGCTTAAACAGGCGGCGCGGAGAGGCGAGGCTCCGTTAAGAGGTGACTAGACTAAGTGCTTTGGGCACTACGCCACAAGAGGATATTCACCTTGGGGTGCTTCTCCAGCTCCAAGCTCTGAAGGCGCCCAGCCTCGCCCTGGGAGGCCCGCCTCTGCATGGTGGGCGACACGCCTCTTGTTGGCATTGTCGAGGAGAGAATACTCCAAATAGGAGGCCGAATGTCGGCAAAGCACACCGTCTTCGTTTTGGCGAAAGATGGAACACCATTGACGCCTACGACTCCAGCTAAAGCACGTAAGTTGCTAAAGGGCGGCGTTGCCAAGCCCACTTGGAGTAAGTTTGGCACCTTTGGTATTCAATTGCTGGTTGAGACCCGTCGGGAAACTCCACAAACTACCCTAGGTATAGACCCTGGTTCAAAATATGAAGGCTATGCAGTGGTTTGTGGAAATGAAAATAATCTAGCAATCAAACTAAATCTACCCAACAAAAAGGAGATTGCTCGCAAGATAAAGAAACGGCATAAATTGCGCAGAACACGACGCAAACGTAAATGTCGTCGCCGGAAGCATCGCTATCGAAATCGTAAATATAAGGAGGGAATAACACCATCGCAATTGGTAATCGTCAACTCACGCTTGAAGATTTTACGTGAGTTATTTTATCTGTATCCAATTCATATAGTGGGATTAGAGGACGTTCGTTTTAGCTTTATGAAACAATACCGGAACGTAGATGTTACTACGGCAGAGGTTGGAAAGAAAAAATTGCGCTGTTTCTTTGCCGAGCGTGGCGTTACTTTGCATGAATTTCGCGGTTGGGAGACAGCAGCATTTCGTGAAAAGTATTGCTATCCCAAGGTTAGTGATAAGTCTATTGATGCTTTTGAGTCCCATTGCTCTGATGCATTAGCCTTGGCTTGTGAAGTGGGGATGGGGCTTAAAGTGGAGCCGGGTGTCTTTTTGGTGGTTGATGATTCTTACCGTGCGGTCAGACGGCAACTTCAACGTGCATCCCCTGACAAGGGCGGCATAAGAAAACCTTATGGCGGAGGTATAGTTTTCGGCTTAAGGAAAGGCATCCTGATTGGCTCCCCGGACGGCGATATAGGACAATTATGCGGAAAATATAGGAATTCTTATAGATACCGAAATGTCTATGGCAAGTTGCGTCAAACTAAACAGCCCGCCTGGATAAGTAGCCAACTTATGGTAAGACGGGTCAATATGGAGGTTTAATGGCCCAAAAGCGCAAGAAGATATGGCGACCCGAAACGGTGATAATTACCGTCGGGGGCGTCGAATATGAGGTCAGGCCCCAGCCCCTCCGCCGGTATTTGGAGTTCGAGGAGGAGCTGAAGAGCATAGTGGATTACTTCGCCGAGTCGGATGCTCCAAAGCCGGATTGGATGGATGAGGGTGCGTCCGTCCTGGGGGTCGGGTTTGACATCCTCTACAGGATACTCAATCTCGTCATCCCCGACTTAGAGAGGGAGCACCTTCTCGACGCGCCTGAGCCGGAGATAGAACACGCCCTCAAAGTATGCATAGACATCAACGGGGGCAAGTGGGCCAAGGCGCTGATAGAAAATTTTTTCGCCCCTCTGATGCCAGCGCTGCAAAGCGTCCTGGCGCAGGGCATCCTCGCGAGGGCTGGAGAGACCTCGGCTGGGGAGACGACCTCGACGAGCTGATATTGCTCCTGGCGGGGCCACCGTTTTTCTTTGCACCAGATTATACGCTGGACAAACTTACACTGCCCCAGGCCCTCCATGCCGCCATCCTCACGAGGGAATGGCAGCACGCGGAGAAAGCCTGGGAGCTGGAGTCCGTGAGCGTGGCGGTGGCAGCGGGGATGGGAAGTAAGGAGGCCGCCGCTGCGATTCAGGACTTCTGTAGAAGAGAGCCGGGCCGTCGGCCACAAACCTTCGGCGACCTTCTCCGGAAGGCTCGCCAGCAGCAAGAGTAGACATGTATGCGCAACTGGGGAATGGGCCTGGCCCATTCCCCTTTTAGTTTCCCGGAAGTGTCAGGTGGCACTTTATGGAACAGGTAAGAAACGTATTCATCAGGCTGATAAGCGAATTCAAGAGGGAGGGCGCCCGCAGGGCGGAGAGGGATTTGCGCTCCGCTCGCGAGGAACTCCGCCGGATGAGGGCGGAGCTGCGCCGCCAGGCTTCCGCAGAGCGCTACCGCCAGCAGATGGTGAGCGGCACGCTCACCAGGCTGGGGCAGCTTCGCCATGAGATTTCCAACCTCTCCTGGCTGGAGGCGAAGCTGACCAGCCAGATTCGGGAGCAGGAGCTTCAGTGGAGGCGGTGGGGCACTGCCCTGGGCAGGGCGGCGGTGCAGGTGGGAATCCTGAGAGCTGTGGGGGCAGGGCTGAGCAGGCTATTGGGATTCCGCATCACCCCCGTCACCTGGAGGATGGGGAGGGCGCTCCTCAATCTGGGCCGACGGGCTATGGCGGCCATCAATCCTCTTAACGCGCTGAGAGATACCGCACGGGCCGTCTGGAGGACGTTCAGGGTGGTCACGGTGCGGTATGTCTTGTATCGCGTCTTAGACCAGGTGCTTGAGTTTGTGACCGGGATGACGCGGGCGCTCATGCAGACGGCTCCCGCTTTCGAGGAGATTCAGCGGTCGTTCCACGCCCTGGCGAGCGCGGCGGGGGTGGCCGGGAGGAAACTGCTCGAAGCCATGAGGGAGGCGGCGGCTGGCACGCTCTCCCACCTCGACTTGATGCAGAAGGCCAATTACGCCGTCCTGGTCTACGGCAAGAACATCGTCCAATATCTGCCGGAGCTGATAGCTGGGGCCAGGCGGGCCAGCAAGATTCTCGGCGTGAATATGGCCTACGCCTATGAGTCGCTGATTAACGGCCTGGCCCGCACATCCAAGAAGATACTCGATAACATAGGAATAGTCTTCAACGCCAACGCCGCGTATCGGGCCTTCGCCGCGAGACTGGGCAAGACGGCGGCGGAGCTGACGGAGGCCGAGCGAAAGGCCGCCTTTCTGGAGGCGACGCTGGCGTTCTTGAGGATGCAGGCCCGCGCTGTGGGAGAGGTCTCGATTACCGCCAAGGACGCTCTCGCCATGCTGCGGGCGCAGTTCAAGGACTTGGCGGCGATAGGGTTCCAGGTCTTCATGCCGGTGCTCAAGGGGATAGCCCTGGGATTGGGGCGGCTGGTGGAGGCAGCGGGGCCGAAGCTGCGATTTGGCCTGGCGGTATCGGCAGCTCTCCTGGAGCACTTCACCAGGATAGTGAGGAGGCTGGCCCAGGTCATCTCCCGCAGTACGCCGTTCAGGATAATAGCCAGGACGCTCAGGGGGATAGGGGAGACGCTGGGATGGTTTGTGGCCGAGGTGGATAGAAATATGCCCCGCATCCTGGCCTATCTCGACACCCTGGGGCTGAGGCTGCTGGAGGGCAGCAAGAAATGGACGTGGCTGAGCGACGCCGCTGCCACGGGCCTCTCGACGTTGAGGCTGGTGCTCTCGGCGGCCCTCAAAGCCATGCAGGGCGACTGGGAGGACTTCTGGCTCAATCTCGGCGAGGCTGCGAAACTCGGCCTCACCTATAGCCTGATGGTGCTGGGGGATTGGGCCACCAGGGTATATCAGAAATTCGACGAGTGGAGCGGTGGGTTCCTCTCCTGGGGCTTTAACCTCATCGCGAACTTCGCCCGTGGATTCGTCGAGGGGGCCAGCTCGGTATTGGTGAGTGCTTTGGGGTTCGTCGGGAACCTCATCAAAATGTGGATAGGGGCCAGCTCGCCTCCCAGAGTGGGGCCCCTGCGGAAGATAATCGAGTGGGGCCGCAGGCTGATAGAGCAGTACTTCTATGGCTTCACCCTGGCCTCGTTCGACTTCATGGAGCAGGCTCTCAGGCCGGTGGAGGAAAGGCTCAGGACGCTCTTCGACATCGGCTATCTCGATGAGACGAGGTATGCCGAGGTCATGCTGAGGGCGCAGGAGCTTGTGGCCCGCCTGGGTAAGGAGCTTCAGGAGCAGGGCAAGCTCAGCGAGGAGACGTTGACCGAGCTGGGCGAGCTGATGGAGGGGGCCGGGGAGGATGTCCTCGATTACGTCAGGGCCCTGGCGAGACTATCGGCTGCCCAGGCCAGGATGACCGAAGTCCAGGAGGAGTATAACAAAGAGGCGGAAAAGGGCTTCGTCACCGAGGAGATGGCGACGAAGATGAGGAAGGCCCGCCTGGAGCTGAGGGCCGCCGAGGAGGAGGCCCAGCAGCAGAGGGCGCTCTCCACCCAGATACAGAGGGGCTTCGACATCTGGGCCCGCCAGGAGGCCATCTTAGAGTCCCTGGAGCGCAGGGCGAGACAGGTGGGCGAGGCGATGGAAGACCTCCTGAGCGGGATGGACTTGGGCCTGGCGAAGCTCGGCGAGACCGGCAAGAGCGTCCTCGATGCCTTCAAGGAGCGCTTTGAGAAGCTCAAGCCTCCGATGGTGGAGTTCTCCGAGCGCTTTAAGCAGCTCAGGAGAGATATAGAGTTGTTCATGAGAGGGTTCAGGGGGGAGCCCTGGCTGGGGAGGGAACCTATGCCGGAGGCGTTCAGGCGAGGCATGATGCTTCGCCAGACCCTCGATGAGCTGAGGACGCGCATGGAGAAACTCCGTGAGGAGGCGGAGCCTCTGGTCGAGAAGATAAAGGAATTCTTCGACCAGTTCAGCGAGGAGGACATACAGAGGCTCGGAAGGGCTGCCGGGAAGTTTGTGGCCCTCTTGGAGGTCATCACGCCCCTCCAGAAGGTCATCATGCCGGTGGTGAAGGGCTTTATCAATCTAGGCACAGCCTTCCTCATCCTCAAGGCGATACTGGCCGGGGTGGGAATCGGCGGGGCGTTAGGTTTGCTCTTCTGGCTCGGCAAGCTGATACTCGTGCTGGGTCTCGTCGGCCTGGCAATCTGGGGCGTCTGGGAGATATGGAAGAGAAGAGAGGCCATAGCCAACCGCTTCAAGCAGTTCGCCAAGGACGCCAAGAGCCGTTGGGAAGAGCTGCATTTGATTCTGGAGACGGATGACCCCTGGCTCAGGGCCGTTCTTGTGATTGATATGCTGGTGGATGCCCTCCGAAACCTCAAAAACGCCCTGAAAAGCGTATTGCAGGTGTTTAAGGAGATTCGGGACTGGATAGCGTCCCATCCGGAGATAATGTTAATTCCGGGGTTGGGGGCAGTTCCCATTCCCCATCCGCCGCCTCCTCCTCCTGAGCCAGAGGTGCCGGAGGAGCCGGAGGCGCCAGAGGCGCCATACATGCCTCCCATCTGGAAGGATATAGTCGAGCCGAAGCCTGCGGAGCCGGATTACATCGTGCCTCGCCACCTGCCGGTGGAATTCCAGAAGGGTGGGTTTGTGCCCTTCACGGGGCGGTTCTGGCTCCATAGGGGGGAGTTCGTCCTGACGGAGAGGGACTGGAGGGGCTTGCTTCGCCCGCTGGCCCGCCTGCCGGTATCTCCGGCAAGGGAGGTCAGGAGAGAGGCCCCCTTGGTCGTCATTCAACAGGCCGTGATAAGAGAAGAGGCCGACATCTATCGGCTGGCTAACGAGATAGCGAGGCTCGTCGGGAGAAGGGCCCGCCAGAGAGCAGCTTTAGGAGCGTGACGTGGAGAAGACATATTGTAAGCTGGGAAATCTCGACCTTAATAGCTCGCCATATGCGATTCAGGATATAAGCCTCCCGCCGCCGCCCATCACCAGGTCGTGGGCCGGCGAGACCATGTTTCGGGATGGGGAGCTGATGACCGAGCACCGCTTCGGGAATCGCACCATCCAGCTCACGCTGGCGATACTCTGCGATACCGAGGCGCAGCTCAGGTCGGCCATAAGAGACCTCTACGATGAGGTGCTCAAGGAGACGAACGTCCTCGAATACAGACCGCCTGGGTCTTCCAAATCCCTGTATTTCGATACATTCACGGGCACGGCGGAGGTAGCCGCCGCCCCGGATGGGATGTGGGTGGCCCGCCTGGTAGAGAGGGTGGTAGTGACCCTTCCGGCGAAGCCATTTGCCCGTGGGGATGAGGTGGTGCTGTTCAACCGAATCCTGAATGGCAACTTCGAGAGGGGAAGCCCGCCGGATAGCTGGTCGGCCCTCGGCACGGCGACCATAAGCCGCTGGGAGACGGGGGTCTATGGGAGATATTGCCTCCAGATAGCTGGGAGCGCGGCTGGGGATGGGGCGGCCCAGGCGTTGAACTGGTGGTATTCCTCGTCTGGAGATACCATCGTGCTGAGCGCGTGGGTATGGGTAAGCTCTGGAGTTCTCCGGATGAGATTAAAAGACATCACCAATAACGTCGTGCGGGCCAGCACTACCTCGACGGCTTCCTCCTGGACGCAGATTAGCCTGAGCTGGACGAACAACGTCGGCTCGATAAACTTGCAGGTGGAGTTCGTCCAGGATACGGCTACCGCTCTGACGGCGTATATAGATGGCGTCTACCTCAGCGACAAGAACACCACGCCGCCAGAGGCGTGGAGCAGCTACGCCTATCTCTATAACCACGATGATAGCGACATAGAGCACGCGGGCGTGCTGGAGGTGGCGGGAGTGCCAGGGGATGTCCCCGCCGCCTGTGCGCTGTCCATGTGGCCCATCGGCCAGACGCCGCGCTGGGTCTACTGGGGCTTCAAATCGGTAGATGCCGATATAGGTCGCATGTGGAACACCTTTGCCGAGGCCGAGGACTTCATGACCAACGTGACCGATATAAGCGATACGGAGGCGTCGGCGGGGGCGTTCTCCCGCTTCAGTCCGACCGGCGGAGGGCAGAAGGCGACCGGGAAGTTCCTGGTCGTCGGGACGGCGGACTCCAAGGGATTTGAGACCCATAAGGGGGAGTACACCGTCTACGCCCGCGTGAGGGTGAACGACACCGACCAGAACTTCAAGATGAGGGTGAGGCCGGAGGCGGGGGTAGTCAAGACCTGGCTGGGGGACTGGAGCGATTACGTCACCAAACTCCCGATGGGGGAGTGGGGGATAGTGCGGCTGGGGACGATTACGCTGCCGCCGTTCAACGTCCCGGATGACCTCTACGCCGAGGAGCTGTATGTCGGCATCGAGGCCAAATCCCTGGCCGGTACTGGCACTTTAGATATGGATTACTTCTTCCTCTGCCCGCTGGAGACCGGCGGGGTGGCATATTTCTCTCAGGAGAAGGCCCTCTCGGATTACCTCTCCATCTCGACGATAGTTGACCCGCCGGCGCTCTTCGTGGAGGAGTCGCCGCTGGCGGCGGCGAGGTATGTCGAGGGGGTGAGGGGCCTGGAGTATATCGGCACCCACGCCTGGCTGAAGCCTGGAGAGGTGGGGCACTTCCTGATACAGGCCCAGGAGGAGCCGCTACCGGATTTCGATGCCGAGGATGCCGTCGAGGCTACGGGGGACTTGTGGTTTGGGCCGGGGGATGAGAGCCTGGGGCAGGCGTTTCACTGCGATGCTAACTGCTCCCCGAAGGTCGTCTGGCTCTACCTGCGGAGGGTCGGAAGCCCGACCAACAATCTCACCGTGAAGATAATGACCGACGATGGAGCTGGCCTCCCCAGCGGGACGGTGGTGACTAACGGCACGAGCAGTTCGGTGGCGATGTCGGGCATTGACACCGACTGGGAGTGGGTCGCTTTCAGCTTCCCCACGCCGCCCAGCCTCACCGGCGGCACGAGGTATCACATAACGCTCTGGAGCGACCAGACCGCTGAGGACCCGGATAACTACATCCAGTGGGGGACGACCAGCGACGATGAGTACTACTGGTGGGACGACTATCATGGGTCGTATTACACCAGTGCGACGTGGTTCTCCCCTGGGACGTATGATAGGTTGTTTAGATTCAGTTACGGAGGGCATGACATCCACGCCCGCATGGGGACGATAGTGCGCTACAGGCCGAGATACATCCTGGTGCCGTGAGATAGAGATGGCTTATAGGGGATTGGGATTGCAGCTCTATAACAATGACCTCTTCACCCCTCGGCTGGTGGAGGCCGGCATGGAGGCCAAGGCGGAGGGGCTGACCTTCGGGACGACGGTGCCGGGGGGCTTCGCCACCCTGAGCTTCTTCTGGCCGTGCTCGTTCACCGAGTCCTGGAGGTGGTATGCGGAGAGGTTTTTCTATCGGATAGTGGTCAGCTACGCGGAGAAGGTGGTCTGGGAGGGACGGCTGGAGGACGTAGAGCTGCGAGCTGAGGGCGTGGATTTGACGTTCTACGGATACTTCAGGAATTGCTATGACATCCCGTTTAACGATACCACCAGCTATACCTCCGGGACGCACTACGCCGATGAGATAATCAAGGACATCATTCGGGCCGCCTGCGACCAAATCTATCCCGACTTTAGATATATCGAATCGCCGAACTTTAACCTGGCGCCAATTACCTTCACCAATAACGGCTTCCCTGGAGACCATTTCAAGAGATTGGGGAAGATTGGGGACGGGAAGACCTCCCACCCCTGGTATTTCGCAGTTTGGGAGAACAGGATGCCCTATTTCCAGAGGAGGAAGGTGGGCGTCCCAGACTGGCATGTCTCGAAAGCGGATTTGGATTTGGAGGCGGGCTTTAACCTCCGACGCTCGGCCAGGGATATGTGGAACGAGGTGGCCGTCATCTATACCACATACGATGGGATGCAGGTCATCACCCCCTTCAAGAGCGATGACGACAGCAAGGAGAAGTGGAACATCACCCGCCGTGGGGTCTTCTCGATGGGACAGGGGGGGACTGATACTGCCCGGTGGGTGAGGAACGCATATCTGAGAGACCACTCCTCCCCGATGCAGGAGGGGGAGCTGGTCATCACCGGCAACGTCAAGGACGAAGCCGGAGCTGCCCATCACCTTTGGGAGGTGAGGGCGGGGGACTTGATACAGATAGATGACCTGATACCTGAGCCGGAGATAGTGAGAAACCCGGAGTTGGAGACGTTAAGGATTTTTCACATCAAAGAGACCGAATTCGATGCCGCCCGATGGAGGCTCACCGTCGTGCCGGACTGGCCGGGCGGAAGCGCCGACATCATGCTGGCGAGGGCTGATTTGGGAGCGAGATGGTAGATGAGGCTGTCGGATTTAGTGGACAGGCTAATTCCATACTTTGTAGATAGGGGAAGGAGCTGGATACCGGAGAACGATAACGAGCTATCGCTCGGCTCCTCCACGAAGAGGTTTAAGGAGATTCACGCTGTAGACGTGGTGGGAACCATCGGGGGAGCCACCTGGAGCTACGGCGGGGATATGACCATTGATGCCACCGATACGGTGGATACCACGCTCTACATCAAGAACTCCGGCGGCGGCATCTGTCATCTGGACTTACAGGGAGATTTTCATTTTCAACAAACGCTGAAAAAGATGCAGTTCAACAACGCTTCGGACTGTATCTTAAACGTGACGAATATAGGCGCAGGAAAGGCCATCATCCAGAGAGATGGGGCCGCCGTCCTGTGCGATGGCGATATAATAGATGGAGGTAGCTTCTAATGGCAGTTACCATTAAGGTGAAGAGGGGAGCGGAGGCGGGGTTGCCGACGCTTGCCTCCGGGGAATTCGCCTGGACAACGGATACATACAAGCTCTTCATGGGGACTGGCACGGCGAACAAACAAGTCACCATGAAAGATGACGTGACCAGTATGCCGACCCACGCCTTGGTGGGGGCACAGCACTCCGCCAGCGGCCTGACGGTGGGGTATACGATTCGGGCCACTGGCACGACAACCTTCGCGTGGGCGCAGCTCCAGCACGATGACCTGGGAGGCGTCACCTCATCCCAGCACCACACGCGGTATTCGGATACCGAGGCGATAGGGGCTATAGAGGCGGAGCCGACCCTCAACTTGCAGAACGTGACCATAGTTAAGGAGGGAACGGCTACATCCACCGTGCAATATACCAGCCACGCCCTGACATTCCAGGGTTCGGGGTGGGATACGAGCCTGGCCCAGGAGGCCGTACTGGAGCCGTACTTCAAGCTCGTCCCAGGTTCCGGGGCGACGGGAAGTATCCCATACTCCCTGGTTCTCTACGACGATAGCGGCGCGTCCACAATCGTCGTTGATATGCTCAACAAACGGCTGGGCGTGGGGCTATCCCCGTCGTATAACCTCGACATCTCAGGGGATGCCCGCATATCGAGTAACCTCACCGTCCAGGGGACGCTGGAGGTGCCGGGGTATTACATCAGGTTTGCGTCGGGAGACTATATCCGGTGGGATGAGACCAACAACAAATACCTCTTCTACATCGGAAACTCCGTGATGCTGAGCATCCTCTCCACGTCGGAGCTGGGCGATTGCATAATTGACGGAGGCACTTTCTAGATGGCGGTAGCATCTCTCAAGATTAAGCGGGGGGTCGAGGCCAACCTCCCCTCCCTGCAAGAGGGGGAGCCGGCCCTTTGCACCGACTCGCTTAAGTTCTATCTCGGCACGGCGAAGGGCAATAAGCGGGTGGTCATGGGGGATGAGCTGCTCTACTACCATCCCCTGCCATCGCCCTGGTCACATGCGAGCTGGGATGGGGATGCCAAGTCGGACGTGCTGACCCCGGCGCTGCTCGACATATCCACCTTCACCGGGGCGCCGAGCGATACCAGCCACATCAGGGCATATGCCGTGCGCATGGTCGCCAGGGATAGCGCCACCTTCCCTGTGGATGGCCTTTACCTCGCCCTGGGGCCATCCAGCGCCGAGTGGGACCAGGCCCTCGTGAGGCCCTGGGGAGGAGATATATGGGCGGAGAACGATGCCATCGTGTCGGCGAACGAGGACGGCGATTTGTATTACACGATAAACGCCTCCGGCTCGCTGACCCTCGATGCCCATATCTATATTTGGGGGTACTTTACATATGATTCGCCATGCTTCCACCCGCTGGAGTCGCCCTGGACGCACACGAGCTGGGACGGGGATGCCAAGTCGGACGTGCTGACATCCACCAAGCTCGACATGTCCACCTTTAGCGGGGCGCCGAGCGATACCAGTCACATCAGGGCATATCTCCTGAAGCTGGCGGCGAGAGACAGCGCAACAGCCGGAACGGATGGCCTCTATCTCGCCCTGGGGCCGTCCTCGGCGTATTGGTATGCGGCGGCGGTCAGGCCGCCAGGCGGGGACTTGATGGTCTACAAGTCGCTGCTCTGCCCGGCCAGCCCGGAGGGGGATTTGTTCTACAGGATAGATGCGTCCGGCACGGGCACGCTGGATGTCTGGATAGAGGTCTGGGGCTACATGACCGCCGGGGCGCGGTTTCATCCCCTCGATGCCCCCTGGACGCATACGAGCTGGGACGGGGATGCCTATTCGGATACGGCGGCCACCCAGCTCGACATGTCCACCTTCAGCGGGGCGCCGAGCGATACCAGCCACATCAGGGCATACCTGATAGAGCTAATCGCAAAGGACAGCGCCGCCTGGGGCACGGCGGGATTGGAGTTTTCGATGGGGCCCTCGTCTTCTAACGCATATCAGATAGTCGCCAGGCCCCCTGGGGCGGTGACGGTGAGCCAGTTGGGGATTGTGAATACCGACCTCCAGGGGGATGTCTACTATACCATCAATGCTTCGGGCGCCGGGACTATGCAGTGCTGGATAAGGGTATGGGGATACTTTACCTAGAAAGGAGGGATTATGGCTAAGAAAAAAGTGTTACAGGAAGTCACAAAGCTCCTGGGATGCCAGGAGGAGGAGGTGCTGGGGCGAATCGCTGCCCTCCTCCAGGAGAGGGCCTCCGCCATCACCATCGTCTGGAGGCGGACAAACCTGGAGTTCTCCTTAATCGGGATACCGAGATTGCCGGAGGCTTTCCTGGAGGCGGCGGAGAACTGCCAGATGGTGGCCCGTGAGCTGACGCGCCAGGCGTTACTCATGGCGAAGGCTTCCGCTGAGGGTAAAGATGATAGACCTGATACTGAGGATAACCAGATGGGATAGGGCGGCCCAGGTGATACCTGAGCTGTGCACCCTTCCCAACGCCAGGCTCTACGTCTACGCCTCCAAGGAGGAGGCCAGGGCATGGGACTTGCTGGCCGCCTTCATGGGGGATTTGGTGAACGACGGCCTGGCGTTTGCGGAGGTGTTCACCGCCGAGGCGCTGCCTGTGGGGGTGCTGCTGGAGATGGCCCAAAGCGATTACGTCATCCTGGCGGACGACTGCTGGTTGCCTCCTTTAGGGAAGCCCAACTGGGCGGAGGAGCTTTGCCGGATGCTTGAGGACAGGCCAGAGGTCTCCCAGATAGCTCCCGTGCCGGACTATTTCCCGCAGGGAGTGCCATCCATGCAAGAGCTGGAAGATGGACTATATCTCACAACGAGGTTGGAGAATTGCTTTAGAGCCATAAACAGGGAGAGGAATCTTGGCGCGGCCTGCTACACGACGAGGCTGAGAGTGAGCTACCTTCCTAAGTATAATCTTCTCAGGGGGATATAGATGGAACAGGAAAACCGCATACAGCTTGAACATCGCCTCACGCAGTTAGAGGTGGCGATGGGTGCGCTGCGCCAGGATTTGAGGCAGGAACTTGCGCTGGTAGAGAGCCGACTCAGTGAGCAGATAGCGCTGCTGAACTCGGAGGTGAGATATATAGCCCGAAACGAGCAGCATCTCAATAAGATGCTCCTGGGACTGATAATCGGCTCGCTGGTGGTCGGCATTATCATCAGGTTGTTAGGGATATAGGTAGATGGACATAAGGATATTCAGCCGGCGGGGGATATTTCAGCTCGACCTGGAGGAATATCTCAGGGGGGTGCTTCCCTCGGAGATATATGCGAGCTGGCCGGATGAGGCGCTGGCCGCCTTTGCGGTCATCGCCCGCACGTATGCGTTCTACGCGATTAAGCACCCGCGCCATGAGTACGAGGGGTGCCATGTCTGCGACACCACGCACTGCCAGATGTGGGCCCCCGATAAGACCCACGCCCGAACGGACGAGGCCATAGAGAGGACGAGGGGCCTATATCTCTATCACTATCCGTCCGGCCTGGCCCCGATAGAGGCCCTCTACTTCAGCCATTGCGATGGCATGACGCTGAACTCCGAGGAGGTCTTCGGAGAGGAGAGGCCATATCTCAGGGCCAGGCTTTGCTTTTGCGGGTTTGAGGAGATATTCGGGCATGGGGTCGGGGCCTGCCAGTGGGGGCTGAAGACCTATGCTGATTGGGGGTGGCCCTGGCGCACCATCGCCACATATTACTATAAGGAGACGGATATAGCGCAGATAGGGGAGTCGTGGCTATGCCGCCTCCTGGATTCGCTCATCGGGCGGCTCAGGGTATTGAGGGAGAGCCGCTGCGGAGACATCTAGGGGGCGAAGCGGAGCCATCAATATATGTAAAGTGCCATATGGCACTTTGGAAAGGAGGAAAAAATGTCAACAAAACCCTGGACGGAGCAGGAGATACGCGACCTCTGGGAGCTGACAGAGGGGGGCACGCGCCCCTTGACCCGCCAGCTCTACCGGGAATTCCTGGGGATGGGATATTCCCGGACGTTCGAGGCGACGCGGGCTCGCCTGAAGAGGCTGAAGATGGAGATGCAGGAGGGGACGCCCAAGGCGACGAGGGAGGTCAGCCCTCGGTGGACGGACGAGGAGCTGAGAGACCTCTGGGCCCTCACCGAGGAGGGAAACCTCAAGGCGGCGAAGGACATCTATAAAGCCTTCCGCGCCCTGGGGCACGACAGGTCTTACGACGCCTTCCATTGCCAGCTCAAGCGGTTGAAGGCTCTCAAAGACTTTGAGCTGCCCTTCGAGATGACGCGGGAGACGGAGGAGAGGCTGAATCGCCAGCTCGTCATCGTAATCAAGGAGAACGAGAAGCTCCGGCGGGAGCTGGAGAACATAAGGGCGATTGACAGCCTCTTCGTGCAACATCTGGAGTCCCTCCTCCCTCGACTCCCTCCCATGCCGAGGTATCCGCGCCCGAAGGTCAAGCAGGACAAGCGGCCCCAGATAGCCGTGCTGGACATAAGCGACGCCCACCTGGGCCAGTGCGAGCTGCCTGCGGATTTGGGGTCGCCGGGCCTCGGAGGGTATGACTGGGATACGGCCATGACCAGGATGGATGAGTTGAGGGATAGAGTGTGCTCCATCATCAATGAGCGGAGAGCGGCTGGCATCCCCATCAAGTCCCTCATCATCAACTTCCTGGGGGACATAGTGACGAACGAATCCATCTATCAGGGCCAGGCTCGCGACATCGACCGGATACTGGCCGACCAGGTAATCGAAGGGTCGTATGAGATGTCGAAGCGGGTACTCGTCCCGCTGGCCTCCTTCGTGGAGAAAGTGACGGTGCACGCCGTTTGGGGGAACCACGGTCGCCTGGGGAAGCCTGGCACGTACCATATGAGGTCGAACGCCGACTACCTCTTCTACCATAACTTGAGGATACTCCTCCAGGCGAACGAGAATATAGAGTTTCGACTGAGCCTGGTGCCTTTCATGGGGTATGAGCTGCGGCTGGAGAACGGGGCGGTGCACCGCCACCTCTTGGCGCATGGAGACCAGATACGGAGATACTATCGCACGCCGTACTATGGGCTGGAGACCTTCACCGCCAAGATGGTGCAGCTCTCAGGCGTCTTCTGGGACGTGGTGCACATCGGCCACCATCACAAGGCGGCGAAGATAGAGGTGGCGCATGGAAACCTCCTGGTGAACGGCTCATGGATGGGGGCGAGTAAGTTCTCCATCGCCCAGCTCCAGGAGGCCAGCCGTCCAACCCAAAACCTCATCTTCCTCCATCCGGAGCATGGGCTGACGGCCCTCTACCCGATATACCTGGGGCCGAAGCCCTCGCTCACCCCAAGCGAGGAGGGTCTCTACACCCTCGTATGGGAGCCAAAGGATTAGCAGAGAGATAGACAAAATAAAAAGAGGGGCACCTTTGCCCCTCTTTTTTATTGCGCAGCGCTGCATGGGGGGAGCATCTGTTTAGGAGGAGGCAGCGCTGCTCTTATGCCAACTGGCATAGTACTCTAGCGTTGTACTCTAGCGTTCCATCACCCTGATACGTATGGTGCGGTCGTCTTTTCGACCGTGATTGGTCTCGATTTGATTGGTCAGGCTGTAGGTGGTGCCGACGGTGCCGCCGGATAGCCAGATGGTGGCGCTGGTATCGTCGAAGAAGTCTTTTTCCTTCGTGATACCGCTGGGGACATCCCAGTTAGAGGCTATCAGCTTCTCGCCGCTTTGCAGCCAGTACTGCCAATCCACTGTATAGTCGAGCGTGGCATCAGGGTCTTTGGTAAACATAGCTACTCCTTAATACCATGTGATTGAGGTCGGGTAGATGGCTATACCGTACTTCTGGATTAGCTCCTGCATACGGATGTTGAGGTGCTTTCCAAAGAAAATCCCGACATCCATAGCGGCCTCGTGAGGGCTTGAATGGGCGGGGAGGGAGAAAAACTCCTGTATGTCTTCCTGGGGGAAGACATACTGATAGGAGACCAGGTAGATATTCATGCCCTCCCTTACCTCCATCGGCTTGGGGTAAAGCATGGTCACTATGACCGTCTTTATGTCGCCCACGTTCATGGCCGCTTTGAGGAGGGAGGTATAGCCCTTGGCGATTTGAGTTTCAAGCTCCGCTCGAAGCTCCTCCTCGATGAGGCGTTGCCACTCTTTCTCGTTATACGAGATAAACCACTCCAGGCTGGGGTTATCGCCAGGCTGATATGCCCACCCAATCACGTAGAGGTAGGTATTCTCCTCTATTTGGGAGGCCCACTCCGAGAGATATTCGTTCATGACAATAGGGATTTGTGTCTTCCGTACTGGGGGTATATTCATATCCTTCCTCCTTTTTTAAGATTTGCTGAGATATTTGTTGAGATTATACCACGATTGAGCGAAGAGGGCAAGTCTAGGCATAGATGACCCTGTTCTCGGCGGGTACCACAAACAGGCGGGTATCCTCCGGCACCTTTGGCGCTCTGTCCTCGGCGGGTACGACGAAGTGCCTCTCCTCTGGCGCCTGTGGCCCTTTGAGAACGGGCTTGGATATGCTGTCGGTGAGGGTGAGCGCCTGGAGGAGATAGATATACCACCTGAATTCGATAATGGCATCCAGGACGGAGAGCAGGTCTGAGGCATACAGACTTATGCTTCGCGATAGCACATCGGCAAGGGAGGCAGAATCCAGGATGGATAGCGCCACTCCCAACGATGGCGCATCGCTAATCGTCGCCGTATCGTCCAATGAGAGAATGTAACCTATCTCGGCAGCGAGGGCATCAGCCAGGCCAGCGACATCCTCCCTGAAGACCTCCATCGCCTTCGATAGCTCGTCAGCGAGAGCTATCGCACTGGCGAGGGAGAGGGCTGCCTCCCTGATAAGCTCATCCGCCAGGCCGAGGACATCCTCGGCCCTCACCTCGGCTTTCTTGCTGAGCAATTCGCTTATGGAGAGAGCATCGTCAGCGGATAGCTCGATTCCCTTGGCTAGGGCATCGGTCAACGCAATCGTATCGGTGGAGCGCAGGCCAATGTCCTGAATCAGCGCCTCGGCGAGGGCAAGGCTGTCGGCCAGTCCAATCCCTGTCGTTGTCCGCAGGGCCTCGACCAGGGCCATAGTATCGAATAAGGCTACATCTGCATCCTTACTGAGGGCCTCATCGAGGGCTATGGAGTCCGCCTTGCTCAGGGAGGGCGCTTTGATGAGCGCATCAATCAAAGCCAGGGCATCCGACAGGCCAAGTCCGGCTGTCCTGTCGAGGGCATCGGCCAGGGTAGTAACATCCGATAGCTGGACGCCGGGGAGCTTGCTCAGGCTCTCGGCGAGGGCGGCTGTATCGGCCAGCGCTTTGGCGGGGTATTTATAGAGAGTATCAGCGAGGGCTGCGGTATCCTGCACCGAGAGGTCAACGTCCCTGCGCAGCGCCTCGGCTAAAGAGACCAGAGCCGTAAGGCCGAGGCCGATGTCCCTCACGAGAGATTCGCTGACGGCCAGGCTATCGGCGATGGCGACGCCCTTGCCAAGGGTCAACTCCAAAAGGTCGCTGAGGCCCACGCTATCGGCGTAGGAAAGGGAGAGGAGTTTACTCAGGGCATCGCTGAGAGCCAGGGCCTCCGCCTGAGCCAGTTGCAGGGTCTTGGAGATGGCGTCCGCCAGGGCGAGAGTATCGGCGGCGGATAGAGTGAAGGCTTTGAGTATGTCGTCGGCGATGGAGATGGTGTCGGTCGCAGAGAGACCTACATCTCTGGTCTCCTCGTCGGCGAGAGTTACGGAATCGGGCAGCTTGGAGCTTATATCTTTGAGCAGGGTATCGGCGAGGGAGGCCGTCTCCGCCTGAGAGAGGCCGATGTCCTTGATGAGGGCATCGGCAAGAGCCAGGGCATCGGTCGGGCCGACGCCGATGGCTCGGATGAGCGCATCCGCCAGGGCCAGGCTATCGCTCAGGCCAGGCTGAGGCTCCTTGCTGATACTGTCGGCCAGGGTCAGGGCATCGGCGGTGGGCAATGTGAACGACTTGGCTATGGCCTCCGCCAGGGCGAGGGAGTCGGCCTGAGATAGCTCCATATCCCTGACGACGGCATCGGTGAGGGCAAGCGCCTCGGCGGGGAAGAGGCCAATGCCCAATTTCGCCAAGTCGGAGAGGGAGAGGGCCTCGCTGAAGGGCAGGGTAAGTCCCTTGCTAAGGGTATCGGTTAGGGATACTGCTTCAGCCGGGAAGAGGGATGAGAGCTTTGATACAGTATCGGCCAGGGCCAGGCTGTCGGCCCGAAGGAGCTGGGCGTCCCTCTTGAGGGCATCTGCTAAAGCGAGGGCGTCGCTGGGGCCCAGGCCGATTGTCCTGGTCAGCGCATCCGCCAGGGCGAGGGTATCAGCCAGCTCTGGGCCTGGCCTCTTGCTTATGCTGTCGGCTAAAGCGAGGGCATCGGCCAGAGGGAATGAGACGCGCTTCTTGAGCAAGTCGGAAAGGGTCAGGGTATCGTCACGGGGCAGGGTGACATCCTTGGCTATGGCCTCAGCCAGAGATACCGTATCGGCGTAGGAGAGGTCTATCGTCAGCTTAAGGGCTTCGGCCAGAGACAGCGTATCGGTCGGGCCGAGGCCAATGCCTCGCCATGAGGCATCCGTGAGGCCCACGCTTTCGGCGAAGGGAAGCGTCACTCCCTTGCTCAGGGCCTCGGTCAGGGCGATGGATTCCGCCAACGGCAATGAGACGCGTTTCTTGAGGAGGTCGGAGAGGGATAGCGTCTCGGCACGAAGCAAGCTAACATCTTTAACCAAGGCTTCAGTTAAGGACAAGGTATCGGTGTAAGAGAGGCCGATTGTCTTCTCCGGGGCCTCGGTCAGGGCGAGAGTATCGGTGGGGAAAGTGGATATATCTTTCTTGAGAGCCTCAGTTAACGAGAGGGTATCGGCGGGAGAGAGGCCGATTCCCCTCCAGGACGCCTCGCTCAGGGCCAGGCTATCGAGGGCTTTTATGGTGATTGTTAAATCGAAGGCGTCGGAGAGCGCGGCGGTATCCGACAGTTTCTTCGATGGCCTCTTTTTGAGGGCATCCACCAGCGAGAGGGCCTCGCTGAAGGGGATTTTAAGCGTCTTGCTCAGGGCATCGGCCAGGGCAAGGGTATCGGAGCGAGAGAGCCTGAAATCCTTGGACAGCGATTCCGTGGCTCCCACGCTATCGGCCAGCTTGGATTGCATGGCTCGCCATAGAGTCTCGCTCAAGCCGAGGGCATCCGTCCTCTTGAGCCGAGGCGCCTTCTCCACGCTATCGGAGAGGGCGGCGCTGTCTGCTCTCTTGAGGCGAGGCGCTTTTTTGAGAGCATCGGACAAAGCGGCACTATCCGTCTTTTTGAGTTGGGCTCTCTTCTTGAGAGCATCTGAGAGCGCGGCGCTATCCGTCCTCTTGAGCCGAGGCGCTTTCTCCACGCTATCGGAGAGAGCGGCGCTATCTGCTCTCTTGAGGGAGGCCGTCTTCTTAGGGGCATCGGATAATGTGGCGCTATCTGTCCTTTTGAGGGAAGCGCGTTTCTTGACAGCATCGGAGGTCGTGCTTGTATCCGCCAATGATACTTGGAATTGATTAGGTACATAGAAATATGCCTCTTCGGTAGACCATGCTCCCTCGGCACCATCGTCGTCCCAGAACTTGATACGCCAGTAGTATGTATTGCCCTCGGTGAGCGTTGACCCTGCGTAGACGATGTCGGGGGAGCGGGTGCCCTCCGAGGTGTCCGCCATAGTGGTGCCTGCGGCACCGCTGTCCCAATGGGTAACTGTGGAAAAAGTGGAATCAGTGCTTACCTGAATGCGGTATTTATTTGCGATGTCTCCCGTATCGGGGTCGTTATAGATGGCCGAGAATTCCGGCGTGGGGTCGGTGACGTTTACGGGGTTGGTTTGTTGCTCGCAGAGGAGGGAGGTGGGAGCAGAGGGGGCTTGATTAGCATATCGCGCATCCCAGGTGAGCCCCGAAGGGATACTAGATGGCGAAGCATAGCTGGAAACAATAGTCGCTGAAAAGCCGCTATGTTTATAATGTTTATCAGCGGTGGTATCTGCACTGAGAACATTCGTATCGTCCCAGGTAATTCCTTCAGGGCTACTATATGGCGAAGCATAGCTGGAAACAATAGTCGCTGAAAAGCCGCTATGTTTATAATGTTTATCAGCGGTGGCATCTGCACTGATAACATTCGTGCCGTCCCAGGTAATTCCTTTAGGAAGGGTGGATGGCGAAGCATAGCTGGAAACAATAGTCGCTGAAAAGCCGCTATGTTTATAATGTTTATCAGTGTCGCTATCTGCACTGAGAACATTCGTGCCGTCCCAGGTAATTCCTCTAGGGCTACTAGATGGCGAAGCATAGCTGGAAACAATAGTCGCTGAAAAGCCGCTATGTTTATAATGTTTATCAGTGTTGGTATCTGCACTGAGAACATTCGTGCCGTCCCAGGTGAGCCCCGTAGGGATACTAGATGGCGAAGCATAGCTGGAAACAATAGTCGCTGAAAAGCCGCTATGTTTATAATGCTTGTCAGCACTGAAGTCTGCACTGAGGACGTTTGCCATTTATATTCCCTCCGGTTGATGCCGAGTAACACAAGCGACTATAGTCATTAAAAGTTTTCTCTATGAATTCATACCCACTCGCTACATAGATGTCTTTGCCATAAGTCGCAATCGGCCCAAATCTCATATCCGAGTGCAAGGGCCCTCTCGCAGAAGTCGAAGTCCTCCCCGCAGGCGAGCAAGCCATACTCATCGTAAATAAACCTAAACCAGGGAGGGCCGAGTTTCTCAAAAACCTCCCTGGCGACGAGCAGGCCGGCACAGCCGACGCGCACATCCGGCCCCTGCAATCCTCGTAGCGGCCTGTGTTGGATATAGCCATCTTTATCGGGAGATGGGTCAACGACCATCAGCCCCCTCTCGCCATTGATTATAGCGGTATGGGGAGCTGAGACGATTTTGAGATTATGGGCAAGCAATTTCTGGATGGTGCGGTCTTGGGGGAGACAATCGGAGTCGAGGAAGAAGATATGGGAGCAATCGGTCTTCAAAAAGCGTAGAATCTGCTCATTGCGAGCATGTTCCAGGGGTTTGCGGGTACAGACGATGTGGATTTCCGCCTGCCCTCGCAACTGAACGAAGGTGCGCAGCAGCCAGGCAACGGTCTCGGCCCTTATATCGCCCTTCGTGGCTATGGAGATACAGACCTTTGTTTTCCGTTTCCGCTTCATTCAATTGTGCCACCTATCTTGGAGACCAGGACTTGGATGGGGTAAAAAGCGCGGTTTACGCCTGGGGTCGGGTCGTCGGGGTCTAGGGCCTTCTGGTCTTCGTCGCTCAGGGGAAGACCCAACTGCTTCTTGAGCTGGATGTTTTGCAATCGCTCAGGATTGCTTATTACGATTTCGGGGTCGCCTCGCATTATCCGCCATTTCTCCATCAGGGCATTGGCCTGATGGACGGAGACTATCTCCATGTCGGGGTCTAGGGCGTATTCATCCGCCAGGGCGGATGGCAGCACGATAAGACACCACTCCTCGTTCCCGCCCAGGCCGATATGGCCGGAATAAGCGTGATATTGAGCCACGTTCAACGGCCCGATTCCCTTCGTATCCACCTCAAGGGCATCATATCGGGCGGGATAGACCATCATGTTTTCCCCGACTCCCCCCTTGCGTATTCTCACCTTTACTACTTTATATGTCGCTGCTGGCATCTCTACCTCCTATATCGTTGCCCATAGTTTCGCTGCCGCCACATCTTCCTCCATCACCTTCCCCAATCCCAGCTCCTCGGCCCGGCTGATGGCCTCGGTCGCCAGGGCGAGGAGATTGCTAATCGTGGTGGTGCCGGAGAATAGCGCTTGCAGCAAATCCTTTACCCTCTTGTTGCTGATTTTCACCTTTCCCGCCGAGATGAGAAGGTGCAATTGCTCCCTCTGGTCAGCGGTGAGGCCGCTCAAATCTGTGGCCTCGATAGCCGCCACCAGCTCGCTGGCCTCGATGGAATCCTTGACGCGAGACCTGGTTTTGTTGTTGAGGGCGGCGGCTATCTGGGCGTCGGTCATCGTCGCATAGCCGACCCCCAGGGGGTCGTTGGTTATCTCGTCGTACAGGGTTTGATAGTTCATGTGACCTCCTTCTCTATATTCTCTCCATGTTCTCTAACAGGCGGCGCCACTTCGTCTCTATGAGAAGCTCCCAGTCGAACACGAGAGCAAAAAGCCTTCCCTTCTGGCGCAGCCTCTCCCTCGCCTCCTCGCTGGCGGAGGCTCGATAGGCGGCCTCCAGGCATTCCTCGATGGAATCTATGTCCGGGATGGCTTGATAGCTGATTTGGTTGGTGAGGAATTTGCACTTTGGCCTGACAAGCCACCCGGCCTTCACCAGCTCCGTCATCGAGGTGAAATCGGTGGCGATGACGGGGGTGCCGCAGGCTTGGGCCTCTATCAAAGGCAACCCAAACCCCTCTCCCATCGAGGCCGCCAGGAGCACGTCGAAGCTGTTGTAGAGGAGGGCCATCTGCTCCGGCGGGAAGCCCAGGAGTCTCAGCGTCGGGTCTGAGGCGAGGAGCGCCTCCCTGATTCCGAGGAATTCCGCCAGCTCGATGAGATTGTAGGCGGTTCTGCCCCTGGGCGGCACCAGGTCGCAGTGGAGGTAGAGCCTGGCTTCGGGATGTCTCCTGTAGAAGCGGGCGAATGCCTCCATGTTTTGAGGAAACGCCTTTCGGGAGGGATAGTCCACGTTGGCGGCCACCATCCCGACGATGAAAGCATCCTGCGGCAGGCCCAGGGACGCCCGCGCCTCCTCCCTGGGCAAGGGTCTATAGACCTTGGTGTCCACGCCGTGGGGGATATACTCGGCCTCTATCCCTACCTCCCGGAGCTTCCTCTGCCCGAAGCGGGAGTAGGCTATCGGGAGATAGGCCCCTTCCAGGGCCTCGGCCACTATCTTCGGCACCGGGTCGTGGTCTACCGGAAGCCAGGGCACCCAGCGGAATCCCCGCTTTCCGTAATCCTTGAGCACCCAAACGTCCATGAGGGTGATGACCACATCCGGCTTGAGGAGTCTGACATACTCGTCAATTATCTCGTTCCCGAAGCGGTCGCCGAAGCCCCTCGTCGGGAGTATCTGGACGTTTCCGAGATTCAGGCTACCCAGGAAGAGGCTATCGAAGGCGAATATAGTCACCTGGTGCCCAAGCCTTTGCCAGCCGGGCACCAGGTAATTCGACTGTATGCCATACCCCGTGGGGAGCCACGGGGCGTTGGCCTGATAGAGTATTTTCAAACTTTAGCCTATGGTTTAGCCTATGGTCAAGTCCCACGTGATTTTCAGGGTGTCGTTCGCACCTTTATTCACCACGCTGAAGGTCGAGCGGCAGAGCATCGTCCCGCCGGTGGAGGCGTTGAATATGCCGGCCTCGGTGATGGCCCCGGTGCCGTCCCCGGCGGCCCAGTCGCCGACGTAAGTGACCACGTTGCCGCTATCGGTGCGGCTGGTCAGGGCGTTCCGGTCAATCTCCCCACCCAGGGCGGTATCGCCGGCTGCCGGAGCGTTGGTGGCTGTACCGATAGCCATATAGCCCATCGCAGCCTCGCCAGGGGAGGAGGAGAGCTGGTCGGCGATGTGGTTCTTGCCGGCGGTGACGACCAGGTTCTCCGCCTCTCGCACGCACTTCAGCCCGCCATCAGGCCCGAAAAGCTCCACCAAGACTCTTCCCTTGACACCAAGAGTTTCTCGTTCTCGCATTTTTACCTCCTATGATAGATGAGATAAGCGCCGCGTGATTGCGGCGCTCATGTGGCGCTCACAGGGAGCATGTATTCGATTCGGGCCTAAGTATAGCATTGTCCATACGATTTGTCAAGCGAGCCGCTATCCGTGCGGCATGGGTTTATTCCATTCTTCCTCGTCTATGAGAGGCACCTTGGCGTAGTAAGCGTCCTCACCCTTCAAAAGCTCAGGGTCATCCAGCAGCAGCGCCAGAGCGGCCCTGGCTAAATCCGGGTGCATCTCCTTGCGGGCGAGATGGAAGATACGCTGGACTAAGTTATGCCCGCGTAGCTTCCTCCCGGTGTCGAAGACAATCTTCGACCAGCCGGTGCCGGGCCTAATCTCCATGAGAAAGGCCCGGAGCGTGCTCTCGCTCACGCCAAGGCAATAGACGCAGGATTGCACCCTGCCATTGAAGCGGACTCTGATAAAATCCCTCATCTTGTCTCTCAAGATATTCAGCAGGTCGTCATAAGTGATTTCCTCTGTCATTTTCCCTCACCTCCTTTAGTTTCCCTTAATCTCTGGATGGCCTTTTTGACCCTGATATATCTATTGTACTGGGCCAAGAGCTGGGCCAGGCGGAGATTTTGTGGGAGATTATCGAGAGAGGACTTCGCCGCGAAGAGCCTCTCGACGGGGTTTTTCTCCTTGTCCCCGCCGCCCAGCTCGTCCCGAACGCGCAGGCCATCCTTTATCCTTATCTCTAGTTTAGCCACCTCACACCTCCTCCGGCCCAAACAGGTCTTCGATGTCCTGCTGGGCCGACCTCGCGGCCCGTTCGTTCGCCTTCTTGTGGGCGTATTCGTTGAGGGCATCGAAGACATCATCCACGCTCATGCCATCCCAGGTAATTACTCCCTCGACTTCGAGTTTCTTGAGGGTGTTGATGATGGCGGGGGCGCTATTCCCAAAGTAAGGAATCTCCTTCCTGGCCCTGCTTATGAGATTTGTGCACAGGTGCCAGGGGTGTGGCTTGTGGGAGTCTGAGACGCCCGTGACTGCCTTTGGCGAGTGAGCGCCTTTCGGCGAGGGGGGAGCTTTGGGCACCCTGGCCTCCGGGCCCTTGCCCAAATCCGCCTCGGCCAGTACATCCATCACGGCCTGGGCCGCCTCCTCCTCTCCCTTCTTGGGAGCCTTCGCCTCTCTCAAGCTGAGTTGCCCCATCACCTCGGCGAGCTGAGCCACGGTAGCCCTCCCCGCATCGGCTACCCAGGCAGCGGCCTGGCCGCCCTCAATTAAGACTAATACGATTTTGCCCATCTCCTCATCACCCCCTTTCGTTTAGGTCTATTTCCTCCTGGCTTTCCAGCTCCTCCAGATATGCCTGGACGGCCCACCTCATGCAGGGACGAAACATGGCATCCAGTATATCCGGTATCAATATGTGAGCAACTTCCACCGTTACCCTCGTGAGGTTGGAGCGCCTGGAGAGGCCGTCCAGGACGGCAAGCTCCAGGGTGGCCCTGGCATCCGAGACGCTCATATCCCTCCCTCCTTTCGTCTCATATTGTATCAGTATAAGATATAGTCGGCATACTTGGTGCCGAGATAGCGCCGCTTGCGGTCTTCCGTGGTCTGCGGCGCCCTCCTCATCTGCTCCCACTTTTTGGCTATCCCCTCAATAATGGCGTGGGGGCCTGGGGCCACGTCCCTGGCCCAGCGAGCGTTCTTCTCGTCCCTCTTGTACTCTAGTAGGGCCTTCTGGACGCCCACCACATCGCCGCCGCAAAGCTCAAGCAGCTCCCTGGCGGCGTGGCGGGCCTTCTTTTGCCACTTTCTCTCAAAGGGGACGCCCACCAGGAAGCAGAGGTCTCTAGCCAAATCCTCCAGGCCGCCGGGCGGCTCATGGGAAGCCGCTATAGCGGCGGGGTTTAGAGGGAGAGCGTATGGAATTTTCTCATCTCCCGCCGGCTCTTCCAAACCGAGGGCCTCCACAGCGGGTTCCAAATCCTCCCATGAGACCTCCTCTTTAAGGGGAGTTCCCCCATTAGTGGCTGTTTCTATTTGAGTTTTCTCTTCTGGCTGTTTCATTTCCGCCGCAGGCGGAATATTTGTGGTAGTCTCTGTAGTAATCTCTGTAGTAGTCTCTGGTATAGTAGTCTCTGGTATCGTCGTTTCACTGTGGAACGCCCCCTGTTTCACTGTGGAACACCCTGTTTCACTGTGGAACACCCCCCGTTTCACCGTGGAACACCCTGTTTCATTGGGAGCAGTTTCTACAATCTCTTCGGCCTCCAGCCTTACGCTCTTCAGGAAGCGGAAGCCTTCCGGATTCAGGGCGAACCAATTTGTTCGGTCATAGTCATTTTTATTGTATTCGCCTACATAGATTAGTTTGAGCTTTTCCAGGCGGTGGATTGCTCTCCAAATAGTGGATATACTACACCATTTAAGGGCTTTTCGTTGTATTTTGCGCACGCTTTGATAGGTGCAATATCTACCATCTCTGACCAAACGGTTGCCATTTTCCCGTGCGTTTCTAATCCAAAATGCTATTTGCAAGAGCAAGACGCTTTCGTTGAGACCGATTTCCTCCGCCAAATCGGGGATAATCCGAAGGACTGTTGGCTCGGCAGGTGCGAAGATTTGGTAGTCCGTTGGCCCTTTTTCGTCTTGAGGCCACATTGTGTTTTCATCTTTAGTCTCCATTTTTCCTCCTATCTTTATAGTCTAATCTAAAATAGTCTAAGCTGGCTTTTCAAAATCAGGAAGCATCTGGCGGCGTTAGGAAAGACTTTCTCCAGCCGCCTCTCGGAGGAGATGGTGGCCGGGACGCTCCACTCCTTGGTCTCAGGATTCCAGGTGCGCTCCCGGTAATCGAAAAGCTCCTTGAGGCGGCTCAGCTTCTCGGCGAAATCCTCCCCACTGCCGAAGCGGAAGTAGTACCTCCCGTTTGCCTCCTTGAGGTCGAGCATCTGACACTCTCGTCTATAGACATCTTCCTCTACCATTTGCGCGGTTCCTCCCTCCAGTAGAGCTTCTGAGCCAACTGCTTGAGCAGGTCGAAGGGCAGCGGCTCATCGCTCCTGAGATAATAGCGATATGGCTTCAGGATGGGCTCCACGCGCCCATCCTCTAAGGTCTCTTCCTCTAGTTTGGTGTAGTAAATCTCGACGAGGAGCGGCTCATCGTCCTCGCTGAGCTTAGTGAATTGCAGGATGGGCTTTCCTAGCGTCTCTTTCAGCATCAGGAGGGCCTCGCGGGCCCCATATTCCTTTGCCACATCAGCCGCTCTCACATAGAGTTCCCTCGCCACCTCCTCGACGGGCCTGTTCAAGTCCTCGGAGAGTTTGAGCAGGCCGGAGCATGGTTCGACCAGCTCTTGAGATTTATAATCCCACTTGCCCATCTCCACCGTGAATTTATGGGCGAGAGCCGGGGAGACCTCCTGTTCCTCCGGCGGGATACCGAGGCTTTCCAATCGGAGGAGGGTGCTCCCCAAAGCAAAGAACCGCGTTCGTGACAAACGCGGTTTCCATCGGTGTTCATAGTATTCATCTAAAGTGGCGTATCCATACCCATCGGGGCCGGTGGCGGCCCGCCACAGCTCATACTTGCGGATACGGTAGACAGCGAGCTGTGCCTCCAGCATGGACATCTCCAGCGCGTCGAGGGCATTCTCCAGGCGGGATTCCTCCCGTTGGAGAAGCTCCAGTTTGTTCATATCCGGCGCTGGAGGCGCCATCTTCTCGATGGCCTCGGCCAATTTTATCAAAGCGCTCTTCGTCGTCATGAGGTCTCCTTTTCTAGTCAGGGTCTAAAGGGGCCAGTTGAGCAGCCTGGCGCTGAGCTGCGGGAAAACCGAAGACATAAAAAATAAATCGGGGCCCGAAAGCGCCACGACGATTCTCTCGCCCTCAAAGCTCAAGCTCAGGAAGGCCGGGGCCTTTGCCCCCTCTCCTCCGCTTTGAAGCCTGAGCACGCGGGCCACGCCCGCTTTCTCGTGGTAGAGGCTTTCATTGACCTCCCGCCCGGCCAGTATCCGGCGGGCCAGGAGAGCAATGAAATTCATCTCATGGATGTTGAGGGCAAAGATAATAAATTCATCCCAGTTGTAGCGCCTCTGCCCCTTCTTTGGCCGCCCCTTGACTCCGGGGAGGGCCTTCGCAAACTTGAGGAAAAGGCAATCCTTCCCCGGTATAAACTCCAGGGCGGCGCTTGTTCTATAGATTATGTATGCCCTTGGATATTCAGTCGTAGTCGTCAATAGCTCCCCATCCATAGCAATATGGCTGCTAAAATCGGAAAAAGGCTGAGGCCCACCACAAGGCCCACCCAAAACCAGAGGCATCCCCAGCCCTTGCCCCGCTTAATTACAATCTCCATTGGCGGCGGGGCATCTGTGGGCGAGGACGCCACTCTCTCTAAGGCTTCGCGGGCCGTCAACCCCTCCGCTATAAGTCTATTGTATTCCGTCTGGGCGGCGTCGTCCCACCGGATGTCGCCCACCCAGAGTCTAGGTTGCGCCATATTCTCCTCCTTATAGTCCTTATAGTTAGTATAGCAAGTTATACCTAATTATAGCACAATCAACCACACTTGTCAAGTGTGGCTGTCAGAAGTGTCATCTGGCACTTTCATGCAGCGATTCGCCCGCTGTCTCCATGCGCTGTCCACCCTGAATGCGTCTACCTTCTTTTCCTCCCACTCGGCCAGGGAGACTAAGTAGATATGGTAATTGGCGTCGTAGGTCTCGCATTCAAAGTGGTCACAGGGGGGAATGATATAGTCCCCGGTGTCAATGACCACGATGTCCTTGCAGCGTTCTAGCAATAGGTATGCTTTCTCCGCTGCCTCCTCGAAGAAATAAATATCCCTATCCTCGTAGGTGTAGGCCACCTCTAAGGCATCGGGGAAAATCATACTGACGGCGTAATTCGATAGGTGTATCTTTCTCTCTTCCATTCTCCACCTCCGGTCTAGTAGTCTAGTCGGGCCGCCGATAGTTAGGGTAGTCAGCGGCCCGACGGCGAATAAAAAAGCGGCCTGTCCCGTGGAATGGTTTGCTATCCCACGGGACAAAGGGCCGCTCAGTCAACGAGCCGGGAGATAGTAATACTCTCCGGGCCCTCTTCGTATTCTAAATAGCCGTCAGTGCTCATATTATTCAGAGCATCCACGGCATACGCTAGAGCTTGCAAGACATTCTCGTCTTTCGGGAGCGTAATGACCACGCTGGAACCCTCCAGCCTCGCCATTTTGGGGAGGCCGTAGATTCGCAGCGCGTCGTTTACCAGAAGACATTGAAACTCCGCATATGCATCTTTTTTCATTTGAACACCTCCTTTTCCCCCTCCAGGCGGCATGTACCGCCCAGAGGGGGAAGCGTGTAACATTATGTGACTACCTCTCCCCGCCCCTCTCCAGGGCGTTGACCAGCTTGTCGGCCAACACCCAAAACGTGTAAGCGCGGGGTTGTCTCACCTGGGCGGTTTTCAGTCTCACTTCCTCCTCCGGGGTGAGGCTTTCGCCGTCAAACACGCGTCCACTCTCCACGTGTTTGACTAGTCCTCGCTCTACGAGCCTCCACAGAGCCGGCTGGCTGACAGTAGGAAAGCCGCCGCACACCTCTACAGCTATCCGCCAGGAGGAGGCCGCGCCGCCCATCTTCAAAAGATATTCAACTATGGCCCGTTGGGTCGGGCCTAATCGTATCTTACCCATCTTACCTCCTTTCTTCAAAAACCGTGAACTTGTCCGGCCTCATCCTTTTCTCCTCCGGTGGAACCCTCTCGTATCCCGCCGCCGGCACCATTGCCGCCACCTGGCCGGGGTATGCCTGGGCCGCCAGGAGGCTGCCGACTATCACGTCGGCGCCATCCAGGAGGGCCCGGTTGATAACCCTCAGCCCCTCGACGGTGGGGACAAAGGATGGGGTGACGAACGTTATCACCGTCCCGCCGGGCAAGTGCTTTTCCTCCACTACCACCTCGCTAATCTTAGCGTTTATCACTTCGTCGGGTGGTACCTCGATAGGGGCCTCCCACCCCGGCTCCCAGAAGCGCACCGGGTGGGGGGTGGAGTTAAAGATTATCACTCCGTTGGGCAGTTTTCTCATCTTGCCTCACCTCCTTTCTGGCTATCTAGTCGGGCCGCCGGGGCCGGGCGGCGGCCCGACGCGGACGCCATAGCTTGCCCGGCCCCGCCAGGGGAGCGCCACGTCTCCCCTGGCGGCGCGGGGCAAGCCGCCCGCGCCTGGTCTTGAGCCAACAACTGTCTCATTATATTACTCTTCTTCGTCGTCTTCCGGCGGATAACAGGCGACTAGCCAGCGGTGCCAATCAAACCGCCAATTATCCTCCGCCAGAACACAGCCTATCTCGTCCACGATTCTCTTCATGCAATCCGGGCACAGCCGCGCCCGGCGGATTGCCCCCGCCAGAAGTATGTAATCCTTTCTGGTCATCTTCTTTCACCTCCTTTCAGAATCTCTACCTTCAGATACCGCCGGCTCCAGGGGCAAGCGAGCAACTTCCCATCGGATAATCGGATTTGTCCGATTAGCGTAGCCCGCCCGCCGGGCCGGGCCTTTGCGAACGTCATGACCAACTCCCCCTCAGCCTCAAAGCCTGGGCCCTTTTTGCCCCAACTTCTCAGCCACCTCACCCTGACCCTGGCCCCGGCGTAGGGGTGAGACTCGCCGCGCTTGCAGATATGCCAAATGTCGCCATCAGCGCCAGGGCCACGCCGGGAGGGCCTGGGGGAGGCTTTGGGCGTGGGAGCGGGAGGCAGGGGCCGGCTGACGCCTGGGGCATCCCGCCGGCTCAGCTCTAGTAGGCCAATTGTCGCCGGGTTGGGCCGGTAGGCGGGCGCTTTCTCCAGACGCCCGTCCAGGTTAAGCATGAAGCCGGGTGGCGGCCCCTCTCGCTCCCACTTTCGCCGCCAGGCTTCTATGATTGTCTCCGGCTTTACAAAGCCGTCGGCAATCATTCGCCTGGCCTGCTCCGGGAGGGCCTCCCACTCCGCGCTGGTGATATTGCCGGGCATCTCTTTCACCTCCTTTCTCATATCAACAATTTTGGTCAATTGACTAATCTAGTTGGTCAAAGCGGCCAGCATCGTAAACGGTACATCCGCCAGCCCGCGCACGGTTTCACAGATGGCGCGGGTGCGCTTGACTTTCACGACCTTTGCCCGCATCCCGTCCCAATCCGGGGCGTGGGGAGCGACAATCCTATACACTCCCCCCTCCACCGGCCTGGGGGCCAGCTTCCGGTCGATGGCTCGGTGGAGCGCTTCAACTGTGCTATATGTCCCCACGTCCACGACAAAAGCGCGGGACGGGTCTTTGACTTTGGGCCGAAAGTGGTGGTCTTTGCAGACATAATAAACCGGCCCGTATCCGTCCGAGACTGCCTCCATCGGCGTGGGTGAGCAGCGCGGGCAACGCCCGCAAAAGTCACAGCACACCGTTTCCTTTTTGTGCTGCACTCCAGGCTGTGGGGGGCAAAATGTCCATCCCATTCGCCTCACCTCCTTTCTGGTTATCTAGTTATCTAGTTGGCCCGCTTGCCCCATGCTCACAGGGCAAGGCCGGGTGGCGGGCCAACGGCGGCTAATAGCTTGCCCGGCCCCGCCAGGAGGGAAGCGCCTTCCCCCCTGGCGGCGGCGGGCAAGCCGCCGCCTGGCTGTCTCATTATGTTACAGCCTCCCACCTTCCCTCTATCCACGCCACCGGCGCTTTCACTAGCGCCAGTGGCACATGCTGCTTATGGAGGAGCCACACTCCCGCCCGCCGCGCCGGGCCGCTCCACCGTCGGTCTAAGTGGCGATAGCCAATCTCCAGGAGACGGCTGCCGGCGCGGTAGGTGAGGGTGGCGAGCCTTAAGTATAGTTTGTTCACTTTGCCTCCTTTCCCTGATAGTAGGGCCAGGAGCTAACGCATTCTATGAGCGCGTCGTAGTCCAGCGCCTTGAGCAGCTCATTCGCTGCTTCCTCAGACAAGGCGCCGCCGCGTTCCTGGCCGAGGCCGTCCACACAGCCGCGTTGCGTTAGCTCCTTGATGTAATCCAGCAGGAGGTCAACGTATTCTCGCGGCGTCTCCGGCCAGTCTTCCAACGGCCAGCTCTCCGCGAAAACGTCTATCTCTTCGGCGATTGCCTCCTCCAGGGAGGGGTATACAATAATCTCCTCCGGCCCGTCGCGCCAGCCGTAGTCATGAACTACAGTGGCGTCTGGATTTGAGATTATTCTAACCCCAACCCAGGGGCCAAAGTCAAATAAAATGTCCAGGTCGGCGCCATCAGCCTCCAGGCTGATACCCAGTGAGTCGGGAATCTCAATTCTATTATTCATCTTTCCACCTCCTTTTGGTTTTTATCCAACCTCAAACGGGCAGAAACCTGGCCCGTAGAGGTCTACCGGACAATTATTTTCCAGCGGGCAAGTATAGCAGCCTTCCACATTGTCATAGAGGAACTCATAACTATAGGCGTCTATGCCCATAGTTGTACAAAACTCTAGGTAGTCTTCCAACGCCTGGGCCGATGGGAAGACCACCTTGCTGCCTTCGACCTCAACGGGCACCCCCGCATCCTTAAGGATTGCCGCCAAATACTCGGCGTCATCCTTAAAACTCAGCTCTAGTTTGTTATCCAGCTTGTCCATACCCTCACCTCCTTTCATGGTCTAGTTATCTAGTCGGGCCGCCGGGGCCGGGCGGCGGCCCGACGCGGATACTACCCCTCGGCGCTATGCCGCTTGCCCGGCCCCGCCAGGGGAGCGCCGCGCTCCCCCCTGGCGGCGCGGGGCAAGCCGCGCCTGCATCTGGGTTGCCAGCGTGTAACATTATGCGACTAAATGTGACTAATAGCTCAAATATGCTCCAAACGTCACCTCCCCGTTGCACTTGCGGCAAAAAACTTTCTGATTGTCCGGGTCAAGCCTCCAGGACGGCTTTTTGTCCTCCGTCGTGGCGTTGGGGTACCAGTGCCATCCCGCATCATCACTAAAAAACTGGCTGCATTGGCAAATGGCCCCCAGGTCTACCATTCCCGCAAAGAACTCATACAAATCATAGACCCGGAATATCCGCGGCGCTGTATACCCACCGCGAATATCGCATCCGCCGTGGACCCGGATAATTAGGTACTCTGCCTCAAACGCGTCCAGGGCATCCGGCTCATCCGGAAATAACTCGTACCACGTAAAATCCTGGTCTAGTACACAATCAAAGTTGTAGGTGTTTCCCCCTCGGAGTAGGCCGTGGCCCCGCGCGGCGGCCCATTCTTCAATCACGATATGCCACGGCTCTCGGCTCCAGTTATCCTCCTCGGCGAACCGCCACAAATCGGCGGTCAACTCGTCCGCTAACCGGTCATACTCCAGGTTAGCGGTCAGAAAGTGATATAGCGGCACCCGCGCAATGAACTCATCTTCCCAGACCTCTAGCTTGACCTCTGGCTCTTTCTCAAATTCACGAAACAGGTTTCTTTCGTGATTGTAGCCGTAAGCATAGCCGGAGTCCAAAAAGCTATGAGGTACCGGCTCCACCAGCATCTCAGCGATTATCTCTTTCGTCAAATTTTTCTCCATCTTCCACCTCCTAGTTTGTCTAGTCAGCCGCCATCAGGCGGGCGTGGCGGTTGACGGCGGAAAAAGCGCTTGCCCGCCATCGCCTGGGGGTAAGCGCCTTCCCCCCAGACGGCGGCGGGCAAGCCGCCGTTAGGCTGCCTGAATCATGTTCAGGGCCTCGGTTATTATTCTGTTTTGTTCTTCTTCTGATAATTCTTCCCAGTCCTGCCCGTCTAAGAGGTAGTCCAGCACAGCCGGCCACAGGGCCGCCTGTGCATCATCCAGGCCGGCGGGGCAGGTCAGACTATATATCATGCCGCCACCTCCTTTGTCGCATTATGTGACTGTTTTTCGGGGGTCTGTGGTGGGGTGGGTGTAGAGCACTCCATTGCGCCGAAACGCCAGGAGCACTCCACACCAGCAGTAAACATCTTCATCCCCGTCGTCAAATACGACGACGGAGACGACGTTGTTTCCGATATGCCGGGGACACTTCAAGTTTAAGTCCCACGTTGTGCTCTTTTCGATAGATTTTATCGTTGCCATTTTCACCTCCTTAGAACTCTTCCGGACTGATTCTCTTTTGTTCATTGCCGCCGTTGTGGGTAATTAACATCGTGTCTTCTGTCCATTCCTCCACATGGGCGTGGGCCCCGCATTCCAGACATTCGACGAAGTTAGCGCCGATAATGATTGAAAGGTGTGGAGGGTTGAACCGTTTGGAATGCGCAAGCGCCGCCCGCCACAATACGGGCAATTGTCGATACATATTCTCACCTCCATTCCTTTTCCCTCCGGGGGGCATCCCCCCGGCGGTTGCGCCGGCGGGCCTCCCTCCGCGCTAGGCGGGCCTCCAGCCGGCGGAGCGGGTAATAATTTGACTTCTTTTTGTTGCTGTTCACCTTTCCCCTCCTTATATGATTTTATACCATTATATCAAAAAAATTGACAAATGTCAAGACCCAATTTGTGTTTTGCACAAAATTTGTCATTGCTGCGCACTTTTGCGCGTTTGGCGAGTTTTCGCTGTCTAGTTTTGCGCGTTTAGGCTTCGGGGGTGCGTGATATTGCGCGGTTTTTTGCGCACTCTTGCGCGTTTTCGGTCTCTAGTTTTCGCTCTAGTTTCGCTGCGATTTGACATTCATTTGAGCGCTAGTCTAGAGCGCAAGTTGTGCTCTAGTTTGGTCTCTAGTTTGCACTCTAGTTTGCACTCTAGTTTGTCGTCTAGTCCGGCGGCCAGGCCGCCGGGGCCGCGGAGGAGGGAAGGCCAGGCGGGCCGGCGGGCGCTGTTCGGTTTGCACTGTAACATCATGTTACACCCGGCCGGCACAATCAACATGCTCTTTTGGTGCTGCTATCATGCTCAAAACATGCTGTATTGTGCTCTTAGCTTATGCTCAAACTGTGCTCAAACTGTGCTCAAATTTGCGTCAAATCAATGTCAAATTCTCACTGCATTATTTGGACAAAAATGAGCAGAAACGCGCATGGTTTTCGACGTAAATCGCGCAACATCGCGCACTCCGGGCCGCTGAACTGTGCAACACTGACAAATTTTGACAAATATTGTGCAAAGGGTTGACATTTGTAGGTCAAATTTGGTATAATATATATGTAACATTATGAGACAAAAGCCAGAAAAGGAGAGTAGAATGAACAGCGATAAGACATTATCAACTATAGAGATTATCGCTATAGCTTCTGATAAAAACAGACCTATCAGCGAACGGGCCACAGCCGCCCGGTCGCTGATAGGGATAGCGAGCGAGAGGGCATATTGCACTGTAGAGCGTTTTGCTCAACAATGTGGAATGTCACGTCAGCAGCTCTACAGATTAGCGAACATCTACAACTTTGCTGTCTTGCTAGACATATCCTGGGATTGGATTGACAGTATTGGCATAGCAAAAACAGCATACATCATGCAACTACATAAACAGCATACGCTAAGTATGAGTCAACTCTATGATTTGTTTGAGTTTGCACAGGAACATACTCTTGTGGAACTCAAAGAGTTTGCTCAAGCTATGCTGAATAATAGCAGCGAAAGTAATGATTTGAAAGCACTTATGGAGAAGCACAGCGATTTGATAATTCAAAAGACGCAATTGGAACAGCAATTGATTGGCTTGAATAAACAAATCTCCGAACTGCAAAAGCGCATAAACAGCATGGTAAAAAGTGCAACATGACACTTTTCTATCATGCTGTCTTTTCATTATATAGCCAGAAAGGAGAAAGATAAAATGAACAGCACAAAGACGAATGAGCACAACACAGTGCACAAGGAAAGTATCGTATTGCCAACTTTCCACTTCGCAAAACGTGTAAGGCAACAGTACAACAATGTCTGTAGAGCCTTAATCCGGGAATTGATACAAAACTCTATGGATGCTGGCGCAACAACATTGCACTTTTCAACGCCAGACACACACAAGTTGATTGCCAGCGACAACGGCTGTGGTATGAGTTTGGAAGAGTTTAGAAAGTATTATCTTGCCTTGGGCGGCTCCAAAAAACCACCCGGCTCCCTCGGCTGCTTTGGTGCAGCAAAAGAACTCACATTCGCAATGGCGCATTGGGAGATTCGGAGTTTGGATTTTGTCTGCACCGGGCAAGGTGCAGCAGATATTGTAAGTATTGAACAGCCGGGGAGAAAAAACGGTTTTACCGTTATATATGACGAATCCGAAAAGCAGGAGAGTGCACGGCTGTTCAACAGTATACAGGTAGGCAAACACCTTGCTCACATAATGTCCTTGAGTAATATCCCAATGCAGATAAAATTGAATGGGGAGACAGTCAAACAAGGTAGAACACTATCGAATCTCAAACTGCTATCAAATAGCATTGCAGGTGACGGTAGGCTGTATGTCTACCGGGGAAAGAAATTCAGACAAAACGAATGGCCCGGCGAATTGTACATACGCGTAAAAGGTCTATTCACAGCAATAGACCATGTTCAATCCGAATACTGCTATTACCTTGAGCTTGAGCAGGTAAGCAATAAAATACTTTCAGAGAATCGCGATTATCTTCTGTATCACGTCAAAAGAGAAGTTTGTGACGTGATAGATAAGTATGAATTAGAACAGATAAAGAAAGGTAGGTTGGACAAAAAAGCAAAGATAACACACATAACGGTCTGTTCACACAATTTTAATCGCGATTGGACTGAAACAGCCATAGGAGAAGATGATACTGTTAAGATATTGCACTATATGCGGACAAACGATAATATCGGAGATTACGCGATAGTCCACAACCGGTCAATAAAATCTAGGCTATTCCATGAAAGGAGATTAAAAAAGAAGTATCGCAAACCATTAGGGATAATTAGCTATGCTTTGCAGATGGTAAAAATGCTAGACCCGGAGATAAAGCACTACAACATAACGGCCGGACTATTACTGGACACAGAAGATGCCAATGCTATCTGTTTGAACATCGGAAGTATCTCCGATATTATCATAGCAGTAAAACCGAACCGGGTGCTGAACAAACATGCTTTCCTGGTGCTTGAGACGGTTGTCCATGAACTGTCTCACGTTACCAATCCGGGGCATGGGCAGGAATATGAGTCCCGGCGGATGGAGATTATGTCCCGGATTGCAAAACAAGCGCTGAGCATTATTGCTCAAATAGATATGATGCAGAAAAAACGATAGCAGCAGGTCAAGGAAAAAGCCAGGCTCAAGTGGAGCCTGGCTTTTTTGTTTGCAGGTCTGTGCTATCGTAATCGTATGAGCAATAGCAGCATATGAGCGATTTGGGACTGGACGGGAGAGGGGGGGGAATAAACTGTAAATTCGGGACTAAGCGCTTTTTGCTGTTAGCGTTTGTATGTCTTTCTCCCTGGTCTCCCACCAAACTTCAGACTATTACTCTTATGTCTAGAAAAAGCTGATTGGGTGGTCTGGAAAGGCCATTTGCCTGGCTAACCATGCTGTTTTGGAAGACCGGGGAGCCGTTTTTTCCCGGTCGAATCGCCCCCCGCCATGCTTTACTCCACCCTATCACTGTAAAGCCTCCAAAACCACCTGAGTGTCCCCAAAGGACAATCCATGTGTATCCCCTCTCTCTGCCCTTGTTGCCTGCCTTATCGCCTTATCGTATCCTGGCGGCGTATCCTTTCCTGGCGAGGAGGTGGATGGGGACGCCTTCTTTGTACTGTTCCAGGAAGCGCAGCAGCGCTTCGGTGATGGGGACTTCGTAGACGGGTTTGGGGTCATGGGCGTGGCCGTCTGGCCCCATGTGACGCCTCGGCGGCAGATGATGGCGGTATCGCCGAGGTCTACCTTTTGGGGCCAGCGGGCGTATTCGTTGTAGCGGTCTTTGCTGCCGATGAACCACGCCCGTTTCCATTCCAGGCGCC